GGAATAAAGACTTGTCATCTGCATGAGCTATCTCTAGCTCGTAGATACCCATAAAGACTTTGCGTAAAAATTCACCAAACTCTCTCGCTATTAAACGAACTCTAGCCTGACGTTTAGACAGAACCTGGCTAACTGCACCCGCCGCTGTGTTGCCATGCAGAATGTCAGGACTAATAGAGTTATCAGTAGAGCCTACGTTTTGCTCTAGCATTTGATCAGCAATGCCCATCATATTGTAAGTATGCTGGCCGAATGATGGCTGTTGTGGGAATGAGATAGCATTAGGGTGCTTAACAATGTAAGGCGCACCAGGCTTACTGCTCATTACTGAGTCTAAGTCTACTTGACCCTCTACGATAACGGGGCGACCATTGTTAAGGTTGTACTGGTTATCTAGTTGGTTTCTCCAAAGTGTACTCTTAACTTTTTGGAGTGGAGCCGCTGCATCAGCAGGACAAAGACCTGTCAATCTGTGTGGAATGCGGATAGGAGTCCATACAACAAAAGGAATCTCGTCTACTTCTTCTACATTAAGGACAACATTGCCGACTTTACAGATTTTAATAAGCTCGTCGTAGTCGTCTTCATCGCGATCAAACCGCATATAAATTTCGTGCAAATCGTAAACAGGAGTAATATTGTTGTCATCATCACCATAATAATTATCGCCGTCAAAGTTCCTAGCAATTGATTCAGGAGAGTCATATTCGTTATATCCAGAAGATGTCGATGCTTTTTCAATTTTTTTAGCGTCAAAACCCATTTCAAGCAAATCGCTTTTAGAAACCATTTTTCTTTGACGAACATATTTAGCTTCTTCTACGCTAACTGCATTTCGGTCTATAGCAAACTCTTCGGGCGGAATTACCTCTACCTTTGTTTCACTTTGGGTCTTAGTTCTTAATAACTTACCGCTATAAACACTTAGTTGTGTAAGCTCATCAATAGCTTCTTCAAACTCAGTAATTTCTACTTCTGGATCTGCCATTAAAATAGCAAATGCAGTTTCTGATACTTCTTCAAAAGTATGAGAAGTTACCATGTCTTGCATATTTCTCCAGCGTTTAATAACGCCTTGACGCTGAAGCAAGCCATCCATAAGGCTGTCTAAGATAACGCTAAAGCCATCGTTCTGACGGTAAAATACATATCGAACATAGTCGGTTGCTTGTTGTGCGCCATCTACGTCTTCTGGTCCTTCTGGCTCGAATCTAACAGTCTCATCGTCTGCAATGAAAAGCTCGGCAACATCGGCTTTGATATTCTCAACAGTCTGATAGACTTCTCTGGTAACGATTTTCGAGTAGCCGTCACGTTCATTCCCGTATCGCTCACCAAGATAGTAATCAATAAGATCAGCGCGAGTTTGCGCTGCATCGCTGTCCATGTGGTCAGATACATTGTCTTCGTATGCGTTTATCGTAGTTAGTAAGTCTTTGTTGGAAACTGCCATTATGTGACCCAGTTGTAGTTGTTAGTTTCCTCGGTTTCCCAAGGTCGCCTTTTCTTGTTTGACTCGGATGCCTGTGCAAACCTTTGACTTTGGAATGCGTATCGTGTGGCAGACATTAAATCGTCTTCTTTATCTACTATCTTACCGTTATCACCAAAATGATAAGTCCCGTACTCCTGCTGCCAGAAGTGGCAACTCTGAAATACTTTAAATAATCCTTTCTGCATTGCTCTTGTTAACGCAGTGATACCAGCAGAAATCTTTATATCTCCCTTAGTTTGCGATATGTCAGGGGGATTTGTAAAGTGTTCTGGTAGAAAGTTGACTCCTTCCTGCCTGTACTGCTGTGCCATTGAGTCACCGCCATCAAACGTCCTGTTACCATCGTGCGGCCACGCTATAGGCGGTTGATGTGGTCTAGCCCTTATTGCTATGGCGTGTTCGACTGCGGTCTGACGAGATTCTCTGTATTCGTCAACTATATAAAAGCAACCGTTCTCTGGGTTAATCGCACCCCATACAATCGCTGTAGGATGATCAAACCCAAAGTCAATGCCGCATATTCTAAGCCAAGAATCAGGTATGTCAAAGTCCTCCACTACCAGCTTCTCAAGCGAGTAAGGGAAGACCATGCCTCTACCAAATACAGGCTGACCCTTTGTACGCATTTCCCTTTCATTAGGAAGGTACTGCGCTAGGATCTGCTCTTTTGCATCTTCGTCAAGGTGCGGCGCTTCGTCCCACCCTGCTTGTATTAGAAACTGGCCTTTCTTCCTGTCTTTCAAGAACTGATTAATAACAGGAGTCATGCCGCTTTCAGGAGTAAACGTCATCATAACGTAACCCCTCTTATCCAATGTCCTTGTTAAACACTGGGTATATATATTCTGTGCTGGTTGCTCGTCTAGCCACACCCAGTCTAATGATGAACCCATGAACTTCTCTTCGCCCATCTCATAGGACTTAAAAGATAGTACCGACTCACCTATGTGTACGCCAAAAGCATTGTGAAACTTGACTACAATACTTTCTACTGCGTTTGGTATCTGAGGCTTTCTGACGACATCTACAATGCAGTCTTTAGGTATTGCTCCAGAGCCTCTTAGTTCTAAGTTAACAGGATCACCCAACAGCTCTTTCTGTAGGATGTCTCTTGTCGTAACTGTACTAGCACCAGCAGCCCAAGCGTTGATTGGCTTGGTAAACCGCTTGCCTGTCCACCAGTCAGGGTATTTTCCTGTTAGGTGACACGCTGTAATTCTAGCGCCAGTATAGGTCTTTCCTACCCGGTTGCCCGCCATCGCTAGGCATTGATTGTTCTCTTTTGTCGCATTTGCAAGGATTTCCTGCCAACCATACGGACTCCATTCGGCGATCGCGTTGAACTTTCGCCTTTCCTCTCTCTCCTGCATTAATCTTAGGAGTTTCTCTTTTTCAGCCTTGCTTAAGTTGTTTGACATTAGTGGATGATTCAATCAGCTCGGATAGTTGTTCATCAAGTTCCGCATCAGAAAGGTCAGATACTGTTTGGTTAAGATTAACTTCTTTCGGTTTATCGTGGCCTGTTCTGTGCAGAACGTCTTGTGCCGCCTTTAGGCGAATCTCTGGTCTGACATCTGGGTTTACCATAATGTCTTCAATAATCTTGGTAGCTAACGAGGCAACTTGATTTTCATCAACAAGATCATCACGTTTCTCTTTAATAATTTCTTTTAGGTCTTTGTATAAGCGATAGGCGTTACCGTTATCCGGTGCATATCCCGCTAGCCTAAAAGCATCCATTACAGTCATCTTTGTTGGATCCCGGCCTTCGTGATAACCACGGGCCATTAGATCAACAAACTTTTCCTGCTGTTTAGTAAGCTTTCTTTTCTTCTGTCGTTTAATCATTAATCAAAAAACACTTGGGTAGCTACAGCAGTCAAAGACTTAATAACTCTGAATTTGCTGCTTCCAGCACCCCTAGCTGTAACCACGCCAGTAGATTGGCCGTTAAAAGCTAAATCACCAACAATAACATAGTTAGAATCTCCAACCGCATCTTTTAGCTCAAGAGTTAAAGATTCTCCTGCCCCCAAAGCTGGGATAGTAAAAAATGTTCTTGAAGATCCAGTTGATAGTGTAAAGTCAGCTCCGTTTTCTGCTGCTGTTTTTGAGCCTATATAAGATGTACTCATTGCTACCTCGTTAGTTAGTAATTATATCGTGTGAAATTATATCGCCTCTAGGGTCGATGTCTGCGAATGGATTTGGTTGGCTAGAAAATACTAGCTGTATTTCTTGAAAACGCTTTGCCGAACCAGAATCACTTGCATATGCATATTCTTCAAATACATTATCTGAGTAGCTGCCTACACATGAAGCTGATATTGGAGAACCTCCAGTCGTTCCATCAATATCAATTATTGTAAACAATGGACTTGATACACCTGTTAGGCTTGCTGATTCTTGTCCATCAGAAAGAACTATATTAGCTACTGAGCAATTTGCAGCATTAGGGTTGTAGACTGCAAAATCATATTCATCTCCAAAACCTGCTGAATTTGATCCTGATTGAAAATATCCCTCAGATAACAACACTAAGAGTTGAGAATCACCACTGGTTGTACTGTTAAGTACAGTAGTTTGACTACAAGTAAGCGCTCCAGAGCTACTTACATCATAAACATTTACAATAACTGACAGAGCGCCACCACTGGTTGTTCTTCTAGTATTAAATGTTGCTATAGGGGTTAAATTGCTACTACCATCATTAAAAGTTACGGTAAAAGTTCTTCCTACTTGTCGCACAGTATTTGCAGTAACAATCGTCTTAGCGCTTGCTGGCACACTTATTCCAGCCTGAGTATGAGAAGCACTAGGAGAGTAGGCAGAAGCCCCAAAGTCAAAAACTTTACTTTCTGTAGCGCCTGTTAAAAAAACTGGATTTGACATTTTTTATCCTTCACTCAATAGTTTGATGATGTGCGTTTGATTGGCTTTAATTTCTTCCATCATTTCAGATGCGTGTTCTGAGTCCTGTTTCAACAAAGCTACATCTATTTTTAATTCCGCTAGGTCAGAAGTTATTTTTTGCACTGACTCCTTACTCTCATTGATTGCTGTTTGATTTTGAGTCACTTGACCCTCGACACTGTTCCAGGCCGACAATCCAACGGTTAAGGCTACCACTATAGTTAGTACGTTTGCCACTGTGAACTCAGGATTAAAATCAATACTCATTACCGCTCCATAGTAAACACCTCCCCAGAAGCGAACGCTAAAGGGAAGGCGGTCAGCCTGAGAGAGGGAGGGCCGACAGCGCTAGTATAATAGCCTAAAACAGGCTTTGTAAATTAATTATAAAAAAAGATGTAAAAAAGACGAAAAAGTCAATAAAAAAACTATAAGATTACGCTGGTGTAATGTATACTTTGACTCGATTACAAAATCTCGGCCTTGAAGGATATGTCCAGCGAAAGCTTCCCTCACCGCTCAAGGCTTAAAGCGCAAAAAGATACCCCACGGCGCATCTGAGTTCGAAAGGCTGAACAGGGGGTGGACTACACGCTAGTAGAAGGCAGCCGAGTTCGTTTAATCGCGTTAATGACGAACTGCTCAAAGGCCCAAGTGCTTATAGAGTAGAAGGAACCAAGGTTAGGCTTTAAAGAGTCTTCCCTTGGGGTTCTTTTGCTCTTCAGAACCCAGTACTACCTCGATCACGCTGCACCTAGTTACGTCTTATCCCTTCTAAAACAACCACTTATCTCCTAATACACTCCTAGGTAGTACTAAATCTGGTACTACTAAAGCACTAAATCACTCGTAACTCCCTGAATTGTATAGCAAAGACATCAGTTGACTTTAAAAAAAGCTCCGGTATATGGGGTGGATATTAACATTAAACTACCGATACCAAGTTGGGGGTGGGGGGTACTGTACATATAACCAGTACTGTATAGATAACCAGGTTTGTTGGTTTATTTTAGGGGGAGTAATGTATATATCGATATGGATATCCATCCAACCATTCTTATTCCATTAAGTTATACCGTCAATAAATCGTCGCCTATCCCTTGCACTATCAACAATTGATCAACATTACCACTCTGTCATATTGTCACAAAAAGCTTGCAATTATTCTCTGTCGATTTGAGCAATTTTATTTTTACCTATGTTCTGATATTAGTTTTATCTTAAAATCACATGCCAAAAATCATGCCAAAAATACGGTGGTTTGCTGCCTAAAGATTACAATACTGTAATGTTTCTAGGTCACATATATGTTATTTAAGCTTGAAGGCTAGGCTTCAACTGCTATAATAAACCTATAGAGAAGCAATGAAGCTTTTCACGTTTGGAGGGTTACACAATGTTACAAGTAGAATTAAAGCTTAACGGGGAGCTGGACTATCAAACAATAGGCCGTCTTTATATCGTAGGCTATGGCGAAGAAAACACTTATTTTAAAGACACTGCCAGCGATCAATTATTGTTTGTTAAAAACTATAACGATCACATTATCTTTTTATAACCGATAACCTTGGAGGGTTAACAATGAAAGCAATTCAAATTAGATACTTACCACCAACCAACACACTTGGCGCACGTTATAAGGCATTTACTGATGCTGGTTCTTTGACCATTGGCAGAAATTACGGTGTTGATGGTGAGACACAAGCCAAACAATTAGCCTATGCCTACTGTCGTAAGTATGATTGGCATAGTCCATTGAATAACGTAGGCTTTGGCACATTACCGAACGGTGATTACGTCTTTACTATTGGATTTTAGTTAATAGAAATCAAGCCCATTCTATCGAGTGGGTTTTCTTGTATTAATTATAACCTTTGGAGGGTTAAACAATGTTAGAAGAAAATGTAACAAAAAATCAAATATTGAGCTGGCTAGGTAGCGATAACACACTAGATGAGGCGTTAGCCGTCATTAAATGGCTAGCTAATAATGAATATTCAAGCGAATCATTGAGAATTGATATTATTGAACACGATGAGGGGGGTTAGCGAATGAGCAGTAAATTTGATTTTTATAATTACATGGCAGACATTCTAATTAATTTCTATGAGAAAAATGATCTTGAGCATTTATGCGCTTTGGAGTCACTGATAGGCGGTAACTTTAAAAATACTGAACAGCGTGAATGGCTTGAACGATTTTGCATAGTTTGGGGAAAGATTGAAGAGAGGAGTCAATACAATGGATAGATTTTATCTTGAATTGATTTATATCCTATGCTTAGCGATTATAGGCGGGTCTATACTAGGCACATTCTATTATTGACCGCTAAATAAGCTTATAGCCCCTTAATTGGGGCTTTTTTTTGGCCTGAATTCACTGGCAATTATGCAATACTACCCATAGAATGAAGTAGAGGTATATTTTTATGACTACATTAAGCTTAAACTGGAATGACCTAAGCCATCGCATGAGAGCGCAAATTAGTATCGATAGTGAGCCTAATTACGTGCGATCAATGCTCGATCAATTGGCATTGACTATCAGTGAGGGGCAAATTGAAGTGCTTGAAAACGCATTAACGGCCTCTAATGACGAAATAGTCAAGCAGGTCCTATTTGATCACTTGATTGATTGTATCTTTGACGATGTTGATTAAAGACGTTCGGTAGACCGTCTGACTTCTCCCTTTTCCTTGTCTAAGACAATTAAACACATTGACTGACCACTGACATAACCGCTCTCATTGTGCCATGTATCGGCACTAGGAAGCCCAGCGAATGATTCAGTAATGCAGCCGCCGTAAGTCTCTATAGTGGCATTCTTTGAGTGGATATGACCATGATAACAATAACGGTGTTTAGTATTACCCCATATCTCAGGATATTTGGCAGCAAAGTATTCAGCAAGTTTATTAGGCTTCGGCGCATGACCATGCGACACTAAAAAGGCTGTATTGCCATGCTGATAAACCCAAGTAGGCGAAGGCGTCATTTCTATTGTCACTCGCTTGTTATTGCGCCAATACGCCTCCTGGTGCGCTTTTATCGCCATGCTAAGCACTGAGTCATGATTTCCCTTAACGTGCCTTACAATGACGTTTTTGTACCTTTTTAGCGCTTCCTCAGTGATAAAGCTCAACACTTCCAGCCCAACAAGGAAAACTTGCTCCAATCTGCCATCAGTATCGACCCTGGTTCCCTTAGTGGTGGTCGATTCGTAGTTATCACAGTGAAAGAAATCACCTAATTGATTAATAATGATTGTCTCGCACTCTGGCGCATTGTTCATTAAACGCATAAAAACGTCTTTATGTCTCTTTGCTGCTATCTCAAGATTATAATCTTCACCGCTTATGTCTTTGTGTGCGTACATGCCGAAATGAGCATCGCCGATATTGACGACTGCCAATTCATTAGCCTTCACTTTCTTTTTAGGTTTAGCGATAAAAGGAGATTTATTCTTTTGATGCTCTAGGAATTCATCGAGGGCGTTTTTGATCTGCTCTAACTGGTCCTGCTGTTGTATATTGCTTTTAACCCACTGGACCTTAACATTGCCTTCATCATCATATAGCGTACTTACGCCTTTGGCGACAAAACCTTCCGGAACCGGGTGGTGCATATCATTTTGAGGCGACCAACCTCGCCTTGCTGCATTTAGTTTTATTTGTTGAATTGATTTTTGAAGTGATCTTTTAGTAATGCCTAAACTTTCAGCGGCATCAATATTTGTTGCATATTCAATTTTGGCCCTAACATGCTGTTTTTGTCTCTCAGTCGAACAAAACTCTAACAAACTTTCATCAATCATCTGGATTCTCCAGTTGTCTATTAGCTTGTGATTGTAAAACGTCCAAGTACCCTTTTGCCAGTATTAAGCTTTCTTCGTCTTGATTATCAAAGTTATACAGCATCGTTACACCACCGATATGCGAGTGATCAAGGCCTAATAAAACAAACTGCTGCGGGTCATAACCTCGCTCTTGACACTCTTTTACCGCCTCAATCAGGATTGCTTGATACGGTGTAAGCTTTTCTAGGTCAATAACGTCCCCAATGTGAACAATATTGCTCATATTTACCTCAATGTAAGTTTAATGCCGTATCTTGGCCCGGCAATTTAGATTTTAAAAGCATGACATCGCTAATTAATGACATCATTACCTCGTCTTTGTTGGAAATCTTGTCACCGGCGACTAATAACAGCGATAAAGTGTCGGATAAATCACTTAAAGCGGTCTGTATGTCATCGTAAGTCATGATTTGTCCCACTTATTCGGCCAAGGCGGACAAGGAAACCCCTTACTCACTAACCAGCGGTGCAGCACACTGTAAACTTGATCGTGTTCGTTGATTTTTAGGTCCTCAGTGAAAGCCTTTTGCACGACTGCTTCCTGTATCGGCTTCCAAAGATTCTCTTTTACGGTAAGCTTTGCCCAAGGGACATCAACACCTTCACGCATTTGCTCAAAAACAGCCCTTTGATCGAACCCTGCGGCGTTTAGTTCTTCCGCTAGTAATCCGCACCATACGTGAAAAGAATTCCTCTGAGCGTCAGTTTTCGGCCTTTTTGCCCCATTTACGGGTACTACCGTAACGATCCAGCCATCTGTAGACTCTGGCCATACAGAATTGACTAATTTAGCAACTATCTGGTCCTTGTGATCAATACTAAATTCCATGACCACAACCCCTGAGATAATCTAAGAAGCCAGGCGTACAATTATTACACGCTAACTCGTCATTATTGGGCGGTAAGCTGGTCGTCTGTTGAAGTAACCGAACAACGTCTTTTCGCTTGATGTTAAGCTGATCAGCGATGTCATAAGGATCAAGATCAGTATTAACGTACATCCATAGCACTTGTTTCTTTTTATAAACATTCATAAACCTTCTTCCATAATGACTCTTTTGACGTAATCAGAGTCAACACCGCACACTTCAGCATGCCATAGCTCGCCCTCCAGATAGACTTCAGCGTTATTAATTAAGATTCTTTCTTCTTGGCTTGGTTGACGGGACATAACTTGGTTCCAGTTATACTTGTCGATCAAAGCTAACTCAATGACCGAGAGCATAAGTTTCTTTTCTGGAAAGGCCCAATATTCTGACTCTTGATCGTAGCCAAACAGCGGAGACAGTCTTTTGATGACGCTGTGAATTTTAATAAAGTTATCACGCCACTTTGGATTATTTGTCTTACCTGCTCGGCTACCTGTTGTCACAAGACTATATTACCGTTCCATCGTTGTCTTACCAGCTTACCGGCGATTGAGTTAGGACCTTGACCCTGAACATACCACTTGTAATTATTATTATCCCTGTTGAGGCCAGAATATATCCTTCCAAAGTAATGTAAGCTCTTTAAGGCTTCTCTTACATCGCCGGGCCTTGCGTTTAATATCTGTGCGTACTCTTTACAAATCAAACCAGGATCGCTCTGTACTGTTTTATAAACTCTCTCTTTACATATCATCGGTATTACCCTCTAGCGGCATAGGTCTGCCTTCGATTGAAGTAAACTGCATAGAGTCTTTGTGGAAGTATAGACCAAAATTCAACTCTGTGCCGTCTTGTCTGTTTTTGACTAACTTTAACCATACATCAGGCTGTGTTAGATACTTCTCATCGTATGGTATTCCGTTTTCCTTGTAGGCTAAATGCTGCTCTCTTAACTTGTTCCTAAAAACAACAAAGACTTTATCAGCTAAGTCCGCTATTTCTCCTGCACCTCGAATACTAAACTTGCCGACCTGCTCGTTCTCATCGGAACCTTTACGCATATGGCACACTAGATGAATGTGCAGCTTGTGCATCTTGGCTGCGGCCCTTAGCTCATTAACAAACTCTGCTTGTTGGCTGTAGTCTTCCCGACCAACGCCGCACATTGTCAGAGAATCAATCACTAAGTGGTCAATATCTAACTCCTGTCCTGCGTAGTGTACAAGCCCCAAGATTCTTTCCTGCGGGACTTTATCAAGACAGTCGTAAATGTGACCTACATCTTTCATCCTATCCAGCCAGCCTAGCGCAAACTCTTTTGATGGAGCGCAACCTGCTGCTTGCGAACACATCCACTGCAAGGTCTCCTCTGGCTTCATCTCCATAGATGCAACCAACACTCTGCGACCTCTGGCCATCAAGTAAGTGCAAACATTACTTAGTAGCAAAGTCTTACCATGACCATTGATACCTGACCAGATACTCATCTGACCTTCACCCAATCTCACTGCGCTATGAGTCTTAGACCAGGGTAGCTTATCGCCGATCAACCCGGTGCCATGACTCATCTGGTGGACTAACCTATCGCTGTAGGAGTCAAAGCTTCCTATCTCCTGCGATTCCTGCTTACCGATAAAACCAAGCAATTCTTTATCCGTTAAATCAATCTTATTCATATCCATACCTCCGTAGGTGCTTGTTTTGTATCACCTTTCTTGATTGTCAGCACATCCCACTTCTCCCGCAGCTTCTTTGGGCTGAGGATGTTTGACTTCCAAAAGTTATCGCTATTGGCAAACCTAAATAAATCCATGATCTCGCTATGGGAATGACCATCGTTTTCACGCATCAATCTCACTTCATTGGCCCATGTATCCATGCTTGGTTTGCGATGCTTTGGGTTTAACGCTAGGAGTAAATTGAATATGGATTCAACTGTTTCCATATCACCTTTTTCCCAGCGTAGGTTCTTTTTAGGTTTATTTATAGGTTTGTGTCCCAAATTTGGTACTGGTTCTGGGGAAATATGGGACTGCCCATGTCCCAATATTGGGCTACCCCCTATAACCAAGAAATACTGGTTACTAGAACCTTTTATCTTGGCTCTACTGAGTATTTCTCGATCGCTCAAAGACCTCAAAGATTTCAAAACAGTCTTCCTATCCAGCGATGTCTTTTTTGATATGTAGCTCACACTGGGATTGCACTGACCCGTATCTGCATTGTGGCAATCTGACAAGCAAAGCAGGACAAGCTTCTCCGATGAAGGTATATCTACCTCCCAAGCCCAGAATGTCGCCCTAGCGCTCACTGAGGGCCTCTAAGAGCTAGATAAGATTCCAGCTCCGAATCTTTGTCAGCCTTACTCTGCTTCTCGCCCTTATCTCTAAGGTTCTGCGAGATTTCCAAATGCAGCTCATGAAAGTTTGAGTCCTTTTTGAACCTCCTTGATCTTGAGCTGTAACTATCATCAGGGAACAAGTCACCAATGTTGACCCCGACAGCGTCAATGACTTCAGTTGCACCACAACCTGACCAACACTTGATCAAGACGTTTCCAGACGCACCCTCGTCAACATAAAGACTAGGGCTTGTGTCATTATGTGCCGGGCATTGTGCTATCCAGGATCGCTTGTGATCTCTACGAGGCTTTACTTCTTTGACGTAGCTTAATTTGCTTATCAAGTCGTCTGCTGACATTCCTCACCTCGCATTTTTTTTATTAAATTAAATTCTCGTAATCTTTGCTCTGGTATGCCTTCTTTCCAAGAATACACTGACTGAACTTTGATGCCGAAGTGTTCCGCTACTTTGTTAGGAGTACCGAAGTAGCCTACTATTTCAAGATATTGTTCCATTTTTTTTCCTCTCTCTTGTTGACTAGGCTTCAAATGTAGTCTAGGCTTCTTCCTGAGTCAAGCAAATTCTGGAGGGAATTATGAGAAGACGAAGAATTGTAGGGAAGTGTGAAGAGTGTAACTCACAGTTAGAGTTTATGCACTGCGATGATTGTAATGGATCAGGAGAGGGTTATCACGATGGAACTATTTGCACTACTTGCAATGGAGCTGGAGAAACTCACGAAACATACTGCCCAGTGTGTGACGATGAGTGATTTATTTTTATTTGGTGGGAACTTTATAGCAATTTTAACTGTAGTAGTAATTTTAATTTATCTTTGGAGAGAGTAATGAAAAACGAATATTTCTTTTATATAGTATCATTCCTGTTAGCGATATTCTTTGTGTCTTATCTTGACGCTCACGAATTAGAAGGCGAGTATTGTCAAAGTCTTGAAACTTACCAGAAAGAAGTTGATCGTCAGGCTGCACTAGAGGCCGAGATCAGAGACTTGTATGTTTTTTTGATCCAGCAAAAGAAAGATATTGCTGAAGAAGCTTACCGAGCCAGCCACTAAACAATCCTTGGAGGGAATGATGTGGATAATACCGAAGAACTACCAACTGTCTTGTCCTTTTGCAGTGGCTACGCTGGAATCGAAAGAGGACTTGACCTTGCTGGAATCCGACATCGAGTCATCGCTTATGTGGAGATCGAAGCCTTCGCCATTGCGAACTTGGTCTCAAAGATGGAACAGGGTCAGTTGGATCCCGCACCTATTTACACGGATCTTAAAACCTTCCCATCAGAGTTATTTCGAGATGCAGTTGACATCATCACTGGCGGCTATCCCTGTCAGCCGTTTTCAGCGGCGGGCAAGAGACTTGGAGAAAAAGACCCAAGACACCTCTGGCCCTACATCCGAGAGCATATCTACACAATACAGCCTTCTAGAGTCTTCCTCGAAAATGTCGAAGGACACATCTCGATGGGACTCTCCACAGTCATCAGCGACTTGGAAGAAGATAGTTACGGAGCAACGTGGGGAATATTCTCAGCGCGTGAAGTCGGCGCTCCTCACCAAAGAAAGCGAGTCTATATCATGGCCGACACCGAGAGCCAGCGAGTACAAAGATTGCGGGCCAGTGGGGAGCAAAAGCCAGGTGCATATGGAGAAGCGGAGTTATCTGTGTGCCAAGATCAAAGACCCCAACAAGCCAACTGGCAACCTGAACCCGGAGTGGGTAGAGTGGTTGATGGGTGTGCCGACAGGGTTGACAGGATTAGACTTTTAGGTAATGGTGTAGTTCCACAAACTGCTGCGAAGGCGTGGCAAGTATTATCAAGTAGACTGGAGGGTTTATGAGCAAGATTAAAAAGTTAGTACCTATCGAAGAACCAGATACATTTCCAGCAGATCATGCTGAAGCATCTATCGAACATGAACTTTTGTCCACATTACGATGTGCAGCCGAGAATATGGGCTATAATCGTATGGAGTTCTTAGGATGGCTAGAAGATTTAGCTGACCTAGTGTTTGATGACTTAGAAGAAGATTCTATTGATTACGATAACATACCATTTTAGGAGAGGGATATGGATAACACTGAACAGAAAGCTTTTATTAATTGGATTAGTTTATGCCCACATGGATGGCTAATTAAGCACTATGATATTTATCCGATCTTGGGTGAAGCATCTATACGTTTAGAAAAGATTAAAGCAGAAGAGGAAGAGGGCGATAATTAAGATGGCCATCTATACTTGTGAAAACTGCAATGATTTTAAAGATGATGATTGGTCACCTTGTACTGCAACTAAAAATTTAATTTGGGTATGTGAAGAATGTTTACCCGAAGTCGAGGAGGAAGAAAATGAATAAGTCAGAAAACCTA